TAATCGAAGATGGACTTCATATATTTGAATCCAACGTCCATTTTTTTGAAAATAGTTATCATAAATTGAAGGTAGGCGGTATTTTTATCATAGAAGACGTAATGTATTATACATTGGATCGATGGAACCATAAGCTACAAGAATGGACTGCACGCTTTCCAAATATGTCGTTCCGTTTATATGTAATTCCCCATGAAAGAAACCGAGACGATAATACAGTTGTGGTTGCAAAGAGAAATTTCTAAATTTGTTAGCATGAAAGCCAGATGGTTGCAGCCATAAAAGTAGGGGTCTATTATTAATAGAATTTTTTTGAAATTGGACATTTTAAAAATGTCCAATTTTTATTTTATGAAAATACTTTTCCAAGGCCGTTTTTTACAAATTTCCGAAAAACGCGGGTTTTTGAAACGACTGCATACATCGTGTTATTTTTTTAATAACAAACCAGTCCTTACCATAATATTTTTTTGAATTTTCCTCGATGCTTGTTTTTTTGCGGATAGTTTAGAACATAAAAATATGGACATATTGTAAAATGGGATCCATAAATCCGCAAAAAAAGCAGCACAAATATAATAATAATACAAATAAACACGATATATGCAGTGAATATCATTCATGTGTCGATACTATTGCATGTGAACCCTGCGGAATTTTGGAACAAAATTCACAAGTTGGTGATTCCCAAAATTCCGCAAAAAAAACAGCAATCGAATATATCTGCTTAACCTGTGATTTTATAACTTATAAAAAATACAACTATGACCAACATTTACAAACAAAAAAACACATATTTAATTGTGAAAACACGGTTAAACATAAAAAACAATTTCATTGCAAAGATTGTGATATTTTTTTTAGTAAAAATATAGATCTTATTCGACATATAAATACAAAAAAACATTTGAAGAATATTGGCTCCATAAATATAAATAAAGTTTTTACTTGTAAAAAATGCGATAAGCAATTCAATAAACAATCGTTATTAAATCGACATTTATCCAGTAAATTACATTTGAAACAAATTGATGATAAAGAATACTTTATTGCTCACGACTATATAGAAGAAAATAAAGAAGAAGGAGAACCCGATAAATACGTTGATATTGTTAATAAATTATTATCGGAGAACAAGGAATTACGTAGTTTTTTTATAGAACAATTTAGAGAACAAAATGATATTATTACGAAATTGGTGGATTCGAATAAGTCAAACCAAATTATTACAAATACGAACAATACAATCAATGTTAATAATAATCAAAAATTCAATATCAACGTATTTTTGAACGAACAATGTAAAGACGCCGTGAATTTACCCGAATTCATTGAAAATATAGAAATATCTCATAGTGATTTGGAGAACAATGCACAATTAGGTTTTGTAGATGGTATTTCAAAGATATTTTTAGACAATATAAAACAACTTAGTCTATATGAACGCCCGATTCATTGTACCGATTTGAAACGCGAGACACTTTATATAAGATGTGATGACAAATGGACAAAAGAAGATTCTATTGAAAAATTAAATACAGCAATACGCGATGTATCATATAAAAGCATTGGCGTATTGAATGACTGGAAAAAAAATAATCCTGAATACGAAGATATCAATTCAGAATTTTCTGACAAATGTATCGTTATGTCAAAAAATACGCTGGCTGGTTATGAACGTGATGTATATTATCCGAAAGTAATTCGAATTATTTCAAAAGAAACTATGGTTGATAAAAATATAATATAAAAATATACAAATGTGATTTTTTTGTATAAAATGTATAATAAATAATGAACTATACCAAGTCATGTGGTAATATGTCATCAAATACAAGTGTTTTATCAAATAACATTTTCAAATAACATTTCAACGTGATTTTACTATCCACCAATGAATTGTGTAAATTTTTAGGTTCAAATCCAAATAATTGTTTATGTAATTCACCCAATCTTGGTGGTTTTTTCCATGATGTATGGTTCTTCCCTTGTGTATATGTATTACAAAATTTTTTTCCGATTTCCATCGTGCATTGAATTTGTATATTTTGAATTAAATTGTATGTATCATTGAACATGAAAGCGGCGTGAGGCAATCTAATACTGAGTTCAATCATGTTTCGTTGCAATTCTATTTCTATCATTCGCTTATCAAATGCAGTATTATGACCTACTACATAATCAACTGACATGTATGACATATAAAAGTCAGTTAATGCATCTGTTATATCCACTCCTTTTTTACACATTTCTCTTGTAATACCGGTAAGATCAGTAATGAAAGGTGATATGACGACTTTGTCCGATACATTAATATACTCATTGTATTCTTTAATAATACATTGTTGATTCATATCATATATTAAATAACTTAATTGCAATGTATACGGAAAATCTGATATTTTATGTACTTTGTGTTGGTCTGTATTTGGGAATAATCCAGTTGTCTCTGTATCAAATACCATAATGCGTATATTTTTATTTTGTGGAACAATTTGTTTTAAAAATGGAATTGGTGTAAGCGCTTCTTTTAATTTTGGATCCATTTCAACTATGTGTTATATATTTTATTTATTATTCATACAATAAATAAAACTATAATCAATTTTTTGCAAAAGATATTAAACCGTATTTATGATAAAATCTAAATAAATAAGGATGACAGAAGAGTTATTATGTCAAAAAAATTATATTTATAAAAATACTTTTATAACCAGTTTTTTTAATATATACGAAGAAGACTATGATAATCAAAAAACGATGCCCTGGCGGATAGAACGTTTTCGAGAAATCGCCCAAATAGGCATTCCTATATGCGTTTATGTATGCCCTTCCTTAAATCCATCGATCGAAAAAATATCAGCAGAATTTCCTAATGTTAAAATAATGAAAGTTATACCAATCGAAGAATTATGGATAGCAAAAGAATGTCAAAACATCGAGTATTCACTACCCTCCTGTCGTAATGACGGGAAAGATATTGATCGTTATTTGATGGTAATAAATTCTAAAACCGAATTTATGTGTGATACTATAGAAAAAAATCCATGGAACTCTACACATTTTGCGTGGATAGATTTCAATATTTCGCATGTATTTTTTCAAAAAGAATCTACATTAGAATATTTAAAACTCATTTCACAATGTGAATTCAATCCAAGTTGTTTTGTAATACCTGGATGTTGGAATAAATTTGATAATGTATTTCTATCCCATATAACTGACACTATATTTTGGCGATTTTGTGGAGGATTTTTTATAGGAGATGCTGATTCTATACGGAATTTTGATCGATTATACAAAGAGTATTTTCCTGTTTTTATTGAAAATTCGAGAAAATTGGTATGGGAAGTTAATTTTTGGGCGTGGTTAGAATCAAATTCTGAATGGAAGCCAATATGGTATTCTGCTGATCATAATGATACGATTTTAACCAATATGCCAGCGCAATATTTTACGCGTTCTCTTACAGATCATGGTTCGGAAAATTATGTATATGAATATCCAAACATTCACCACCGTCATCCTTCTTCGGCATCGTATGTATATCATAATGGAAAACATTTTTTGAACACACGATATGTTAACTATTGGTTTTATTTAGATGGAACATATTTGTTTTATGATGGATTTAGTATCATACGTAATACCAATGTCTGTTCTGAGCTACTTCCAATAAATGAAGATGGACAATGGCCTCTTAATCCTATTGATTTTAATATTATGGAAGAGACAATTGATTTACCAAAACATGATTTTTATTCAAGAGGAATTGAAGATTTACGGCTATACTCTATTGGTGATAAAGTGAAATACATTGCTACGACAGTGGGATATTATCACACTACTGGTAATCGTATGATTGTCGGCGAATATGATATAGAAAATCGTTGCTATAAAGATTCATGTGTAATTGAACCACCGACTGATACATTCTGTGAGAAAAATTGGATACCGATTGTGAAAACAAATAACAACGGAAATCAAGAAGAATTGTTTATTTATCGCTGGCAGCCGTTTGAAATTGGAAAAATTGTTGAAAATGAAAATGGTCAACGTAAATTGGAAATTGTAAGCACGCATGATACAACTAAAATTACACCGTTTTTTCATAAAATTCGCGGTTCAGCACCTTTAGTCGAACATAATGGATATTTAGTAGGAGTCGTTCATTTTAGCGAAGAGAAAAAACCGCGTAATTATTATCATATCATGGTTATTTTGGATAAAGAAACATACGCGCCATTAAAATATAGTAGGCCGTTTTATTTTAACAATATAGGAATTGAGTTTTGTATAGGATTTAGCATAAATGAAAACAAATATTGGTTTTGGATATCTCAACTTGACCGCGATCCTATGTTAGTAAGTATTGATATTGATAAAATCGATATTTGTTGTAAATTTGTGTAATTTATTTTCTGTACTTATAATATATAATTACAATGACAACACCAGTAGAAGGTGATATTTATTTGATATTCGATAAAAATGACAAGCAAAAATTAAAGGCAATGGGTACAATGACTGATTCTAGCAATTTTGGTAATAGTATTAATGATACTGTAGTTAATACAAGTGTTGATGATGAAAAAAAAATATTAAAAGAAAAATTTTCTGCAAAAACAGCAAGTGAGTTCAATAATGATGATTCTGTTATTGTTAAATTAGAAGATAATGGAAAAATTATATATATACCAGGGTTTGTTGTTGATACAAATGGTGGCAGTGGACCCTTCAAAATTGGTGTTGAATCAGGTAGAACAATAACAAATGTACCAAAAGAAAACATTGTTAAAAATCGGAAATTAGAATCCGGAGAAAAAGGATGGTTTTTTAGTGATGTTGTATTGGGTCAAGTAGTCAAAGGTAAAACTGATAATAAAGAACTTGATTATACTGAATATAAGAAAGGTATACCTGCAATTATAGTCGGTTCTGGATTAATTGAGATTACTGGCGAGAATGGTGATAAATATACACATACGGGATTCAAACTAACAAATAGTAATGATATAGCTGAAAATACAGCAAAATTTAAGAGTGTAGTACCTCATTTGTTTAATAAAGAAAATGCAGGAAAACTTGAATCATCAGATAGTAAAACTGTTTTTGGTGGTAAAAAAACAAACACCAAAAAAACACGTAAAAATACTATGCCATTACAATTTGCACCTGGTGCAAAACGCGCTTATTTAAAAAGAAGAAAAAGTAGTCGTAAATAAAAAATTGAAATGAAAAATATGTATCTATTTTATTTGTATTATATACATATTTAACTTAATTTAAAACTTTTGAAAATCATGGCACCAATTATCATTTCAATTGAAGGAAATATCGGTTCGGGAAAAACAACTATTCTAAATCGTCTCAAAGCCGAATTCATGAATCAACAAACACAAAAAAAAATTTTGTTTCTACGCGAACCAGTTGACATTTGGGAAACCGTGAAAGATAACCAAAATGAGACAATTTTATCTAAATTTTATAAAAATCCAGCAAAACATGCATTCGCATTTCAAGTTATGGCGTTTTCAACACGTTTAACTATTCTAAGAGAAGCTATTCAAAATAATCCAGACGTTGAAATTATATTATGCGAGAGATCATTAGATGCAGATAAAGAAATATTTGCGAAAATGTTGCACGATGATGGTGTAATCGAAGATACTGATTACCAAATATATAATATGTTTTACAATGAAATTACAAAACAACCAGAAGTGAAGCAATTGTCGGGAGTTATTTATATCAACGCAGACCCCGAAGTATCATTTGAACGAACCAAAATCAGAGCGCGCGACGGTGAGTCTACGATAACATTAGGGTATTTAATGGAATGTCATGCATACCACGAAAAATGGATTGGTAATAAAAAACGTGTAGATTTAAACTATCCTGTATTAAATATTAACGCAAATGGAGTTATTTCCGAAAAACAAATCAATTCTGTTTTTGAATTTATACAAAGTTTCCAATAAATAAATAAGGATTTTCATAAAATAGAATGAATGAATAGAAATAAAAAAATTCCAAGTGCACATAACTTGGAATTTTTTTAGGTCGCACTGGGATTTGAACCCAGGTTAGAGGATTCAAAGTCCTCGGTGCTAACCACTACACTATGCGACCGTTTTTATATTTTTTATAATTTATATGCCAGTTTTCTAGACCACCTTTCATTAAGCGATTTTCTAGACCGGGTTTTCTTTTTCTACCACCTCTACCATTGTATTATCAACAGGAGGCGATGCACATGGATACAAAGACCGAAATATATAACTCCCAATATTTGTATCCGTATATTTATATATAATATTCTTTAAGTAGTTATTTTCGCATATCTCATCCTTTTCTGGTAAATAGAATTTATGGTTCAACGTGCTGTATATATTTGTACTTACTGTTCCCATACCAGTTGGCATTTTCGCGTTTGGTAAATCTCTCAGTTTGGAGAACCGAGCAAATGGTGGATTTGATCCATGTGGATATTCAAAATCATTGAAAATACCGATTTTTTTACCAGACATTTCATTCATTTTTGAGGTACATTCAATGTAGTAAGTTTCACCTTTTTTCAGATCGTTTTCAGAAATCAGTTTCATGTTATTTTGCGGTTGTTTTACATTTTGCGATAATTCACCTTTTTATAAATAAAAATCAATTTTGTGAAATTCGTAAAATACAGGATATAATGGTCGATATAAAGCGCAACCGATATTTGAATTCGTGTATTTATCTATAATATTTTTTAAGCAATTATTTTCGAATATTCTATCTTTTTCAGGTAAATAGAATTGATGGTGTAAAACACTGTATTTATTAACATTGTATGAACCCATCCCGCTTGGCATTCTAGCATTTGGTAAGTCTCTTAATTGAATGAACTTAGCAAATGGTATATGGTCCCCAAATGGATATTCAAACCCATCGAAAATACCGACTTTTTTACCAGACATTTTATTCATTTTTGATCTACATTCAATGTAATAAGTTTCACCTTTAACCAGATTTTCCTGAGAAATTAATTTCATATTGTTCTTGTTCTCGTAATTTACATTATAAAAAGAAAATCAATTTTGCAATTTATCGCAATACTCGCAGAGGTTTGTATCGTAAAATATCGGGTATTTGTTTTATTAAATTATTTTTTTTGGTTGGAAATTCTTCTTCTCCATAAATATCTTGCAACAACAGCCATTCAAATAATCCTCCTGGATACATATAAACATCTTTAAATCCTAACCTACATAATTGCCTATATTTGATTTCAACGGAAGGATCATTTGCATTTTTCCCATAAATAATAATAGGTAAATCTGGTGTATTATAATCATTTAATTGAGCGTTTATTACATCTTCTTCTGTATCTGGCGCAATAGAAGTTTTAATTAATATGTCTTGATCACCAGAAGGAAGTGTATTAATCAATATATATTTTGTAGGATTGTCGGTGGCAAATTTAACATCTTCAAACCCAATTGTATTGGTAGTTTGTTTCGATTTTGTAAGAAAATTAAACATTGTATATAAAAATTGAAATAAATAATTAAGTATATTATAAATAATATCTTTAACCAGTTTTATTAAATTTTTACCAAGGCATCAACAATGGATTTAAAACAAACCAAGCTTACTAAAACCGAATGGAACAACACAGAGGTTCCTGTATCGGATGATGAAAAACGTGTCTTGCAACTCATTCGAGATGGGTTTCAAGATGTTAATATAAAATACAATGTGAATTCGTCTTTGTTTCAGATTGTTAAAATCGATATTAATTCAGAAAATGAATCATATTTGTATAAGCAATATTTTGACAAAGAAATTCAAGAAATGATGAAATTGTACGGAATGAATACGATTGGTACAGCTAAATTTAGTACCGATATTAAACAAAACGCAAAACCACCAAAAAAAGTAGATATTATGCGAATTCAAAATATGAATTCCAATATAGATTCAAAGCGCCCAATGATATTTGAGTTTATTTTATTAGACCTATGTAAAAATATATTAAAATCCTTGTATGAAAAATCAACACAATATGCGTTGTCATTATATACAATTATTCAATTAAAAAAATGCACTATTCCCAATGTTAATAAATATGTACTCCAGTTCAGTAATATCGTAATTGAATATGCAAATAAACATACGACTTTATCAAATGTAATACACCATGCATATGAATTCATTGAAAAGAACAAAGTATTATTAAAATATGAAGATATGTCTCTATTTGCACATCAAAAAGAGTTATTCACAATATTCAAACAAAAACCAGAAACACCCAAATTAGTATTATACATCGCACCTACTGGAACTGGTAAAACGTTGTCGCCTATTGGGTTATCTGAGAAATTTCGTGTAATCTTTATATGTGTATCTCGACATGTAGGATTGGCCTTAGCAAAGTGTGCGATTAGTATGGAAAAGAAAATTGCATTTGCATTTGGATGTGAAACTGCTTCAGATATTCGATTGCATTATTTTGCAGCAGCGAATTATACTGTTAACAAACGTTCGGGTGGTATAGGTAAAGTCGATAATAGCAACGGAAATAAAGTAGAAATCATGATTTGCGATGTGCAGTCGTATTTAACTGCAATGCATTATATGTTGGCGTTCAATACTGAAACAGATATCATAACATATTGGGATGAACCTACAATAACCATGGATTATCCAGAACATGAATTACATGCAAAAATACATCAAAATTGGGTAGAAAATAAAATATCAAAAATGGTTTTATCTTGTGCGACTTTACCGAATGAAAACGAGATGACAGATACCGTTTTGGATTTTCGTGAAAAATTTGAAGGGGCAGAAATTCATTCTATTCATAGTAGTGATTTTAAGAAAACAATTTCGATATTGAATAAAGATGGGCGTTGTGTTTTGCCTCATTTATTGTATTCTGATTATAATGAACTAATCAAATGTGTAGAACACTGTAATGACAATAAGACGTTATTAAGATATTTTGATTTGTCTGAAATTATTCGATACATTGAACATATATTACAAATAAACGCAATTGATGATGATTACAAGATCGATTCTTATTTTACAAGTATATCGGATATAACAATGAATTCCTTGAAATTATATTATTTGGAGTCATTGAAACGATTAGATAAATCAAAATGGCAATCAATTCATCAATATTTAATTACAACACAAACACTTAAATTTCCAGATAATAGTCCAAAACCGTCTTCGAATATTTTAAGAAGAACCCAGAGTGTTCAAGTTGAAAAACCAGTTCAGTCTCCTCAAGGCGATTCTATAACAAAATCGCAAAGTGTAGATTCTGTTCAAAAAAAACCGATATCGTCTGCGACAGGTGGTATTTTAATTACTACAAATGACGCACATACATTAACTGATGGACCTACTATATTTATCGCCGAAGATGTCGAGAAAATAGGTAAATTCTATATTCAATATTCGAAAATTCCAATTACCGTATTGCAAAGTATCACAGAAAAAATCAATGTTAATAACGAAGTTCAGCAAAAATTATCAAAAGTACAGCAAATGATGGAGGATAAGATGGCGTCTTTATCAGGAGGAGGATCAAATGAAGACGATGGGCGTAAAAAAGATAAAAAGTTTAAAAAAGACGATCGATTGGAAGAAAATAACAAAGACATTGCTCGTATGGTCCAAGAAATCGAAATGTTGCGAAGTCAAATAAAAAATGTTAATTTAGATAGAAAATATGTGCCAAATACTACCGAACATCAAACTGCATGGACTGAAAAACCAACGCAAAATGCATTCATTCCAAGAATAGATAACGAAATTACACGTGAAATCATGGAATTGGACGTAGATAATGATATGAAAATGTTATTATTGTTGGGCATTGGTGTATTTGCTACAAATATTAATACTACTTATATTGAAATAATGAAACGATTGGCATATGAACAAAAATTATATGTAATTATTGCTTCCTCCGATTATATTTATGGAACGAATTATTCGTTTTGTCATGGGTTTATTGGTAAAGATTTGACTCATATGACCCAACAGAAAATCATTCAATCAATGGGTCGTATTGGGCGAAATAAGATGCAACAAGAATATACAATTCGATTTCGCGATGAAGAGTTATTGAGGCGTTTATTTACTAAGATTGAAAATAATATGGAATCGGTTGTTATGTCCAGGTTGTTTTCGGGTAGTAATCCATAATACCTTACTGAATATTAGAGTATAAAAATAAAAAATAGATATCATGCGTTATCTATTTTTTATTGGAGAGAGGGAATGTCATTATTTTTTTATATTTTCACTGAAATGTAATTAGGCGGAATTAAGCTTTCTTCAAGTTATCGCGTAAAAGTTCATTGCGCATGTTAACACTAGCACTATCTGCAACTTCACGATCATCGAAATTAATAGTTTCCTTAACACCAATAAGATTACCATCTTCATTCAATGATTGAGTTAATTTATTACCACTCTTCTTTGCAAGTTCGATGTTTTCTTTGATAGCCTTTTGTTTTGTCTCTTTAATACGACGTTCAAATTCTTCTTTTGCTTTAGCCTCGTTCTTCAACTTTTCGCTATGAAGTTGGTTCAATTCTTCTTCCATGAACTCGACCCGACCGGTTTTGTAAGCATCAGGATCCCATGGAATCCACATACCAACTGGTCCTACAAAAATATCGTGATTTGAATCTACTTCACGAATCTTCTTGCATCTCATTTCAGCCTCTTCTTGAGTATTGTATACGCCGCGTAGTTTCAATCCACGAACTGACGTTTGGAATGCATGTGAACGATTGAATTGCTCACCTAATTTATCTTCATTTTTATCCATGAATGTTTTGAAATCATCGTCTAATGTGGTTTCGCGTAATTTAGCCTCTTCTTCTTTAACAAATTCATTAAAATCAGATACAATATCATCAACCTTTAGATTATATTTGTAAGATAAAAAGTGTAAAAAATCCAATGTTTTACCCATTGATTTATTGAAATCCCATTGTTTTAAGAATTCTTCAAACATAAATAGCTCACGTTTTTTTAATATTTTTTCAGGAGAAACAAAAGACATACATGCAAATTTTTGGCCAGCGATAGGTGGATCTTCATCGCATAAGTCAATATATTTAGGATTAATTTCTCCGTTCTCCAAATTTTTTCTTTCAAAACTAGACATTTCAAATGATATTATAGATGTATAAAAATTTACTATTTAAGTGTTTTAGAATGAATATATTTTATATGAATAATACTTTTGTATAATTAAATAATTTTTATATTTAGCAAATTTTTTTTGTTATACTATAATATATATAACAATGGGCTTAGATTTAGGTGAACTTATCAAGAGAGCTATCAAGTACTTAGTTGAAGGCATCATGGTAGCTATTGCTGCTTATGCTATTCCAAAGAAATCACTTAACGTCGAGGAAGTAGTAATCATTGCTTTAATGGCTTCCGCTACTTTCGCAGTTCTTGACGTTTTCGTCCCAACCATGGCTTCATCTGCCCGTGGTGGTGCAGGTTTCGGTATTGGCGCCAACCTAGTTGGTTTCCCAAGAGGTCTATAAATTTATAGATTTAGAAACCAAACGTAAATAATAATATTACAACTCGTTATAATATTATTTAGAATAGTTAGAATAGTTAGAATAGTTAGAATAGACGATTTATACTGTAGGATGATATTCCCAATCTAAATCTTTGCACACTTTGGCCCATATATGATCTTGTTCAATTTGTTTTTCACGGTCCTTCATTAATGGTATATAAGGCAAATATTGTGTTTGATCTAATAATACGCATAATTGGTATAATGTGTATGTATAATTAAAAAAGTTGGTGCGATTTGCTGGACAATGAATCGCCCACGGTTTTTGGATTTCAATAAACAATATACATAAAGTCTCATGTAATTCTTCGCTCATAATGGGTGGACGAATACCGAATATAGAATTAATATATTGAATATGCTCAAAGTATTTATTGTATCCTAATTTTCGCAGTATATCTCGCATTTTATCATAATTCAATTCTTCGGCTAAATTTTGAATGCGTTCTTTTTTGATACGATTACGAATGTCATTAATTACATTTTCGGGAATCTGCGTTGTTTCTTTTGCTTGAAATTGGGATAAAATTTCTTTGAAATGATTTAATCGTATATAAGCAGTGTAAGATACTTCATTTGGAGGTTCTTTATTCGATGGTTTCGAACTATCCATTATATAATTTATGAATTTACTACAAGCCGGATTATTACATAACATAATTCCTTCTTCATCTTGTGGAATCATCTCCCCCTTAGAACAGAATACACATATATCAGTAGGTATTACAAAATCTTGAATATTGGTAATTTCATTATTAACGTTTTTCCAATAGTTTATAATAGATTGTTTAGAAATATCAGTTTTATCTGATTTATCGTCATCTTCATTTTTATCTTTAATTTTAAAGAAAGAATTGAGAACATTGACATTTTTTGTATCTCCACTGGATATATTCTTTTTAGCTTCAAAATAATTAAAAATATGCTTAGAATTTTCTAATAAATATTGTTTTTTATTAGACTTGAGAACTTTAATTTCATCATTGATTGCATTGATTTTATCATGCAATTCCATATATTCTTCGATTTTTGAGTTTGTAAGAGTTTTTGCTTTTTTTTTAAGCTTTGCTTTTTCTTCGAGCAATTTTGGTATTATTATATTTTCATTGTGTTCGAATTTCTCCATTAATTGACTATGTTTTTTGTCAATTGTATGGATAGTTGGATCATTTTTTCGATTCATTTTTATTATTTTTAGTACTATTCGATTATATGTGTTGTATATTATAATTTCTATATATATTTTGAGCAAAAAATACTTTTAGAGTTATTTTTTGTATTTTATATTGGTTGAATTCTATATAGATTTCATTTAGGGTATAATGGAAAAAGCAAGTATAATAAAAATAGATTCTGCAATACAACAAAAAATGAAATTTATAATGAATGCTTTAGATAATGGTTGGAGTGTAAAAAAAATAGAAGACCAATATGTTTTTACAAAAAAGCATGAAGGTAGACGTGAAGTTTTTATGGCAGATTATTTAGAGAAATTCATTGAAAAGAATATGGGTTTGTAAATTAAGTTTTATGCACTGGAATCTTTACATAATGATATTTAGACATTTTATATTTTATAAAATTAACATATAAAATTAACATATAAAATTAACATATAAAATTAATTTAATTAATTGTGTTATTTTTGATTTTTTTTTCTTTAGGTATACTATATATACAAAATGGGTGGAGCTCTAATGCAATTAGTCGCCTACGGCGCACAAGACGTTTTCCTTACTGGTACTCCTGAGATCACCTTCTGGAAGGTCTCATACCGCAGACACACAAACTTTGCTATGGAATCAATTGAGCAAACTTTCTCTGGTCAAGCCGATTTCGGTCGTAGAGTTACCTGCACTATCTCCAGAAATGGTGATCTTGCATACAGAACCTACTTACAAGTAACTCTTCCAGAAATCAACCAATCTATGTCAACTGTTACCGGTGGTAGTGGTGATGTATATGCTCGTTGGATGGATTTCATCGGTGAGCAACTTGTTGCCCAAGTTGAAGTTGAGATCGGTGGCCAAAGAATTGACCGTCAATACGGTGATTGGATGCACATCTGGAACCAAGTTACTTTAACCAGTGAACAACAAAGAGGTTATTACAAGATGATTGGTAACACCACACAACTTACCTACATCACTGATCCAACCTTCGCTGATATCAATGGTCCTTGTGTTGCTGCTGCTGCAGGAACCCCATCCCAAGTCTGCGCTCCTCGCAGAGCTCTTCCAGAAACCACTCTTTACATTCCTCTTCTTTTCTGGTTCTGCAGAAACCCAGGTCTTGCTCTTCCATTAATTGCTCTTCAATACCACGAAGTTAAGATCAACCTTGATCTTAGACCAATTGGTGAATGTCTATGGGCTGTTAAATCCCTAACCTCAACTGATGGCTCAAATGTTTCATCAATCACCCCATACCAACAATCCCTTGTTGCTGCTTCCCTTTACGTTGACTATATCTTCCTTGATACTGATGAACGTAGAAAGATGGCACAAAACCCACACGAATACTTATTCGAACAACTTCAATTCACTGGTGATGAATCAGTCGGTTCCTCATCTAACAAAATCAAGCTTAACTTCAACCATCCTTGCAAGGAGTTAATCTGGGTTGTTCAACCTGATGCCAACGTCGATTACTGCTCATCTTTAACCTCAAACACCGTCCTTTACAAGACTCTTGGTGCTCAACCATTCAACTACACTGATGCCGTCGATGCTCTTCCAAACGCCATCCACGCTTTCGGTGGTCCACTAGAGACATCTGGCTCAACTAACTTCATCAACGCATCTGGTCTTTTCCAAATGGCTGGTGCTATTGATGCTGCCTCAACCAACGTTAATGCTGCTGGTCAATGGACTTCCGGCAACAAATATGCTGGTTTCACTGATGCTACTGGAAGTGGATCATCTGTCTCTGATGCCGGAACATTCGTCCTTGCTGAAACCGCCCTTGACATGCACTGTTGGGGTGAGAACCCAGTTGTCACCGCTAAGCTTCAACTTAACGGCCAAGACAGATTCTCTGAGCGTGAAGGTTCATACTTCGACGTTGTTCAACCATTCCAACACCACACCCGTTCCCCAGATACAGGTATCAACGTATACTCATTCGCCCTTCGCCCAGAAGAGCACCAACCATCTGGAACATGCAACTTCTCAAGAATTGATAACGCTGTTCTTCAACTTGTTCTTTCATCAGGAACAGTTGCTGGTACTGCCACTGCCAAGGTCCGTGTCTATGCCGTTAATTACAACGTATTGAGAGTCATGTCAGGTATGGCAGGCGTAGCATATTCAAATTAAAAGTAATTAATCAAATAACTAATTTAATTAAAATAATATAAAGAATATATGTTATATTTATTTATAACATATATTATGTTGAACCAACCACTATGTCCATCTATAATTGCATAATATATATTGTTTTTACACCTTTTCTCGTCGTTTAAAATGCTCGTTAATTTATATAATTTTGGTTAAATTATATAAAAATATATGAACTATTAATTTTAGTATAATGCTAAAAAAACATATAGTATTATTTGAAAGCAAATGCCATGGGTGGATCGCTTATTCTACAACAGGGAGTGATGCTAAAAGAATATTAAGTGTAAACAACAAATATGATGTATTTTATATTTTTGAGTGTGATTTATTGAAAGAATATCCATATATTATGAAATTAAAAGCACCTCTAAATAAACATTATGATTGTAAAAGAATAACCAAATATAAAGAAGAAAATTTTGAAGAAAATGATAAATATATTATGATTAGTTCTAAAACTGAGGGTCAAGACGAAGGAATTTATTTTGATATAAAACAGAATTAATGGATGAGAAAATATCGTAAAAATGAAAATCCATAGAAAAGAATATAAAAAATGATTACTACTTACAACATCTATACGTTATGTCTTTGTCGGCAAATAATCATTGTTATACTCAAAATGAGTTATTATTAAAAAACTTAATGAAATTTTATGAAAATCGCGAACATTTGAAGCGAATGACCTGTATAATTAACGGCGAATCTAAAATATCACTTCGTATTGTAGATTGGTTTGTTACTAATTTTGCCAAAAAATTCTTTACTGTATATGAAATTAAAGACGAAAATACCGAACCAATAAGATTCAAGGTATATAATAGTTATAAATTAAAGCTTAAGGCATATAGCAAACGTAATTTCGATCCATTTTGTAGAT